CCTCATACACGATGTGAGTTGAATCATCCACACGAATGGTGAGCAATCTCAAGAATCCTCTCAACTGCTCAATCCCGTCTTCGTAGATAATGCAATCCGCTTTGATGTTTGGATTGAAGGATGTGCCGTAGACCGTCTGCTCAACCTCAAAAAGATGAGAGAAGATTTTGTTGTTTGTCGCAGTACCCGGAATCTCAATTGTCTTTGACCATTCACTTTCTCGTGATTCGGGTTCACGGATGTCCGCAATGCTTCGTGTGATCAGCACATTCGCATTCTGCAACAATTCTAAAGGTTGCCCTTCAACTAAAATTTCTATCATCTTCTTTGTCTCTTGGTATCAAAAGAATAAGTGATGTCCAACTCAAGCAAGAACGCATTGTCCTGAATGTGCTTTTTCACCTCATAGTTTGTTGTATCTATGTTGACGGCAACCAATGTACCATCATAAGCATAAACGACTGGAGAGGATATCAAATCAAGCAACCATTGTGACTGTGCTTCCGTAATCCAATTGCTGAACAACTTCACCTTGTGCATCATATTTGTGTCATAGGTTTTGGTCTTGAACGATGATGTCTCATATCCATATGATGCACCCAATGTGTAAGGGTTGGCAGAGAATTGCCGTCTTGCAATATCGTAGGTATCTCTTCTCACTCGGTTGAATCGGAATGAATCAAATCCACCCAATGAGTTTAGGAAGAACAAATCGGTTGTATCGTATTTGCTGCACTCTTCAATTAGGTTCACACGATAGGTTTCGGATAGAACCGTTGCCCCAAGTTTTAACTGAATGTCATAGTATGTCGCTGCACCCGGAATTGACAATTGGCTTCCTGATGGAATCCGAACTATCTTGGAAGACGGCAATGACAAAGTTTGTGTGGATGCATCGGAGTAAGTAATCACCGCAGATGTTGCAGTATCTCTTATCGCATACAACCAATCCTTTTGAGTGCGATGTATTGTCTTTGAACGAATCGGTGTCAAGAACTTACCGTCTCCATCCATTGTGTATTGACCGGAATAGTTGACCAAGTCATATGGATTCAATGCAGCGTTCCAAACCGTTCCAGTTGCTGAAGTCAAGTTGGTGAATTCTGTTATACTACCGGTGGCTGATGCAGAATACTCATACCCAAATTCAACTTTGTAATCCATTGAGGAGTTAACACAACCACTTGCAAGGGTATCATTATAGTTCCAATCAAAAGAGATGTAGTTCTCAAGGATGCGACCAATGTTGAAAACCCCTTTGTTTGTGCTTCCATAGTAAATCGGTGCTTTCAGTTTGGCAAGTGATGTCGTGTTTTGCTTTACCTCTGCAATAAACTTGAAATTGTCTTTTGAATAGATACCACCGCTGGATTCCGATATCACAAAATTGGTATCGTTGTATCCGGGTGCATATGTGTTTGGTTGTTGAGTGATAGATAATGCCACACACAAAAATAGCACTCGTTGGAATGCGTTCCAAATGTGTCTTATAGTACGCAAAAGCATATAATTTGTCCGATATATAACACATTATACTCAAACGCATATACTAATGACTGATATGTGAGACATTCTCACAACATCTCATTCAAACAAGCAATGACATAGGTCTCAAATCCTTTGGTTGATGCCTGATCTAATCGTTTCAACTTCTCTTTTGATTGTTGCTTATAGAAAGCCATAGAATTAAGAAATTCTACCAATGGCATATGAAGAAAGAAATCCCACTTTGTACGGTCTTTGTTTGCCATATGATGCACCATCTCCAGCCAATTGAATGGACTTACTGCTTCTCCAATTTGCTCATCTCCTCCTTCAAAAAGGAGTGGATACATTGCAATAACTTTGGATAGGCTGCCGAAAAAAAAACTGCATAGGAATATGGAAGCGGAACTTCCATTGACAGAAACAAATCGCACTTGTCTTGGTAGTGTGCTTGAGCATCTTTGATGGTCTTTGACTTGCCAAAGAAATCCACCTCGTATGCAAGTAAAGCCATTATTTTATGAAGGCTTTCAATCGTATCTCCGTTGAACACTTGCTGAAGTTCAATGAAGTGGTGACCGCAAATCTCGTTGGGTGTTTTTGCCAATCGGAAATATCTGCCTTTGTGCTTGAACATAAATTGCACAGGTCTATTTGGAAGCTCATTCAAGAACTCCAACTTTTTGAACTCTCTTGTAAGGTCATCAATCGGCATTGATTCTACCTTGTCCATTGACCAATGGTTAACGATGGCAAGTATGTTCATTGTCCGTTCAATGTTGGACATATCACGACAAGAGTGAATCTCTTGCAGTTGGTGGATGGTTATGTTGTTCCAGTTCATATTAAGCAAAATAAAAAGTTCCCGGTCTGTTGTGTTTTTTGCAATCGTTAGCAAGTGCAAGGGAGTTGACTGCGTCATCGTGAAGACCTGAAGGTGCGGTATACCTTACCCCATTACGAGTGTATTCAAATTCAAAGTTTTCCAATTCACCACCATAGGGATTTTCGGGAAATCTTATGTTGTTTCCTTGAATCTCCATCACCAAACTTTCAATCAGTTGTTGTTTGCTTTGGCTTGTGTACTTGAATCCAAATATCTTTGGCAACACCTTTTGCAAATCCTCCACGATTGGATCACCCAAACCCGTTGCGTCTATATAGGCTGGTGTTTTTCCAACAACTGAAATGATTTTGTTCTTGGTTTGTGTCCAATCGGCTTGGAATCTGTCAGTATAACACACACGATTCTCGTTATCCAATCCCGTTATCACTGTCCAATCCGTATATTTTGCAAGGTCAATCCCAAATGCTACTGGTGATTTGTTGCTTAATGGTGCTATGCATCGGTGGATTGCATCAATTCCGAATGGGTTGGTCTTATCATCCGCTGGTTCTGCCAAATACAACTCGTTGAAGACATGAAGTGGTAGATCTCGTTTGGCTTGTTCCACCTCCTCAAGTTTGAGAATCCCTTCCTTCACCGCATCGTATGCCGTTATCTTAAAGTATCGATAATCACTCTCACCGCTTCTCGCCCGTTCCCCTAACTTGTAGAACCAATTCTTTTTCCCTTTGACATTCCCAATCAGTTTGCACTTGCCTTGTGTGGCAGTTAGGGTTGAACGCATCGCATACCAACTCTCCTCACGCATCCTTGATGCCTCATCTATCACGGCAGCATACACATCATCCCCATACAAGTTGTCAGGCTTCTCACCTGATTTGAATTCTATCCTTGCACCCGTTGGAAGAGTAAGCAAGAGTTTTGTTTCATTGCTGATAAAGAAGTTCTTGTCCGTGACTTGTGACTTCATCCTTCGGAATGCTATCTCCGCTTGTTGGTATACAGGTGCAACCCACCAAACAGATTGATTGTCCTTGCATTTCAACGCTTGTTCAAATAACCATATGATGTGAGATGCCGTCTTACCCGTCTTTGTACTCGCAGCAGTAATGGTAAAACGAGCATCACAATCAAGGATGTCTTTTTGGTAACTCGTGACATATGGTCTTTGATAGGTTATTTGCATAAACTTTGATAAACACTTAATCGTGTTAAATTGTGCAGTTCAAGGTTGTGGTATGTCTCACAATAGATGCGATTTGATTCGCCCATTGATTGTCTCACCGAATGACCAGCATCAATCAACTTTTCTATGGATGCTTTCCAGTTGTTTTGGGTTGCGAATATCACACCATCGTTTCCGGTATGGTACAAATATGGGTAAACTGCTGAACATATAATGGGCAAAGAATAGGCAGCGGCTTCCACAATCTTCAACTCACTCTTGCAGTTGTTAAAGTGGTTGTCCTGAAGTGGTGCAAGTACGAAATCAAAGTGCTTGTAGACCTCCCCGTATTCAAATACCGAAGTACCTTGCACGATGTTGGCTTTTGGAATCAGTTTGACGATGTTGTTCCAATGATCACTCGGTGTGTATCCGCAAATGTAGAAATCCACATCCATTGAATTGATGTCATCGGCAATGAGCTTCAAATCCTCCTCGTGTGTGATTCCACCAACCCATCCAATTTTCACTTTCTCGTTCTTCTCCTTTGGTTGCTTCCATTGGTTGTGAGATGTATCCAGGCAGTTTGGCACAATGTAAACATTCTCGTTGATTGTCCTCACTTCATTGGCGAGTTTTTGAGTGGTGCAGAATACCGCATCCGCATAGTTGATGGCATCCTTGATTGAGTTCTTGATCCCTTTGCGATATGCCCAATATGCAGGGTTGTATTTTGGAAGTACCCAATAATCATCCACATCAATCACATAAGGCTTCCCGGCATCCGTGATTCGTTTCAATACATCGTACTGGTTCTTTCCAAGCCATCGTGAGAAGAGAATCACATCGTAGGGTGCGAGGTCAACCGTCATCCATTCGGCTTGTGATTGACAAACATCAACCTCCGCTTCTCCGTTTATTTGCATTCTCAAATGTGGTGCATAGATGCGATGGTAAACCACACCATTGATTCCGTCTGTTAGTATTAATAGTTTCATAGGGTATTAAGTAAGTAATTAAAGCCTTGATTCGTTACATAGTCAAAGCCATTGTTGACAGGGATAACATTGGGTGAGTGAACGCATACCTCAAGCAATCGTTTTACCTTCATTTGCTCTGCAATTGCGTAGGTGCTTGACTGATTCCCAATGAACGCCTTACAACTGCCGACAATCGTTGCCAACATCAACGCATCTTGACATTTTAAGAGTTCACAATCCAACTGCCATCTCTCGGTGAATGCGATGTATTCCGATTCGTAGCCAAAGAAAACGCACTTGTGTTCCTTGAGTGGGAAATAGTTGATGTCGTGATTGCGATAACGAGCAGAGAAGTTTAAGAGAATCTTGTCCGCAAAGTATGGTATAGGTTCACTCGCTTCAATGCAAGGTTCGTTAAGGCCTGTTATCAATTCGGGATAGACAAGGAAGTGATTCCGTCTCAAATCACCAGCAACAAGATTCAATCCGTGGTGCCTGAACTTATCAAAATCATACCCCATATCCATATGCGAGTGCATCTCAACCTTTCTAATGTACGATTGATGCTCAAGTAATGGTTTGATATATTCGTATGAGTTTAAGTTCATACAGTATCCACCGCTTGGATGACCGGAAACAGTATTCTGCTCACGGAATCCGATGTGGAAATCTACCGCACCGTGTAACTCTGCAACTCGCTTGGTTGCCGTGAGTGAATAGATCAAATCACCAAGATGTCCCGACTGGATAACCCTCATAGTTCTTGCAGTATTTGTTTGACCTCCAAATAGAACATCAACTCATTGCGATTCTGCCACGAGTTATGAGACAACGCCTCAATGATTTGGTCAACTGCAACCAATGAGCAATCCTTCACCGTCAACGAGTTGTTGAACGATTCTTTGATTTCTTGTGCCTTGTCTTGTGATGTCATTCGTTCGGAGTTACTGGGATAGGCATCCAATATGCCACATCAATAATTGCATTCGTGTACTCATCAACCCAAAGGTCATCAAAGTACCTTGCCAAAGTTATTCTCGCATCCGTAGTGTAAACGACTTGGATGTCTTCGTCTTGTGGTGGTAGTTTGTCATCACCTCTCCAACTTGCTCTCATCTAAATTCAAAGTTATTGTGAAATTTTTACTTTCTATAGTTTGGTCAATTGTTTCTTTTGGTTTGCCTTGTGATCGTGTAAGCAACATCTCCAAGTTGAACAGAGAGTTCTTGTCGTGCGATTTCAATAATGCACCGGCTATGATGCGTTCAAAGATTGTGTACTCATCTCCTCTGTCTATCTTCTCCAGTTCTTTCCGTGATAAGGTAAGCATAGCGTTCACACTATCCTCAACCTGACTTTTGGTGTATCCAATCTCTTTCAATTGGGTGATTAATTTTTGCGGTCTGCCTTGAAGATTTCTTCTTTCATCTTCACCTTTCTTGAACGGTTTTAAGTTTTCAGGGTTTGCCATAATTCTCGCAGTTGGTTCACAGTTTCAATTTCTCTTGGTGCTTCTCTTTCAAAAAATCCTTGTATTGTTTTTTGTCACCATATTTGATGTGACATTCTCTGCACAAACACATTAGGTTTTCAATCACATCTTTTGTTTTTGTACCTCCCATTCCCCTTGCTTCAATGTGGTGAAGGTCGTTCCCAACTTTCCCACATACCTCACAATCTATGAATGAGCTGATGTCATAGCCAAAGTGTTTGAAATATACCATTGTGTGTTTCTTCATACCTCAAGATTATACTCATTCAGCAGTTGGTGAAGTTTGTCTCTTGTCTCTTGCAATGCTTTATAGGTATCCTCGCTTTGGTTATCCGGTGCATACTTAATCAATCCTCTCAAGTGCTGGTCTAAATAGTAAGCAACCAGAGAGAATTTGTATCCGTTCACCGCCATATCAAACTCTGCTCGTTCTTCAGTAAGGTCAAACTCAAGGATTGCTTTCATTCTTTCTCCTCCTCTTTGGTTTCTGCTCATCATCGGCAAGTTGTGCTTTGGTGATGGCTTCTTGTTGTTGGTTTGCCCATATCAAAAGTGAGTGCAAGGCTTCGGTTACACAAGTACTGCAATTAGGCAAGTTCCTTCCGAAGATTTCTCTGTGGACATTGTTCAGGATTGCACCTTGTTCTGGTGATGGTGCGAACACTTGTGTTTTCTTCCAGTTGTCGTACAACGGTTGTAGTGATAGTATGAATTCAATGTTGCTCATAGTTTAGTTTCTAATAGTGCGACAATCACGGTGGCGATGGATGCATAAAGTATCCCCACCCAACCGTAGGTGTATAGGAAAAAGGACAAACCCAACCACCAAGACAAGCAGAACGCACAATCAAGTGGTTTCATTCGCTTCCATTTGGAATAGTCACTACCGTAGAGATAGCGTTTGAGAAGGTCGGCTGGTTTGCCAAAGTTTACGATGATGATTGCCAAACAAGCAATTCCAATTATTTCTGTGTGCATCGGTCTTTCATTAGTTTAATTACTCTCAACACTTCACGAACGGATATATCTGTCTTTCGATGGATTGCCCTTGCTGACATTCCTGAACACCATAGTTTGAATAACTCCCTTTCATAAAAATATGCTGATTCTGTTACTTGGTTTATTTTGTTGATTCTTTCAAGTTCAATTCCTTCGGCTTGTTCCCTCTCATCCAGTAAGTCAATTTCTTCAGCGAAGTCAAGCTCGTACACATCGTGTTGGTCATATATGCGAGAGTTACCAAAGGGATGCCTGTTGCCGTTGATAGCCAAATACAACAGACGGATTGACCAAAACTGGATGTATCCGTCTCTGTATATTTTCTCGATTTGTTCATCAGGTTTCTCAAGTATGGTTAAAAAGTAAAATTGATATAACTCTCTTGCCAACTCATTGTTTTTTGCAATGTTCTTGGTGGCTTTCCTCAACCAATCGGCTTTGGATAGTTCCAATATGATGTCGGCTTTATTCAATTTTTCTTTTCAATAATGCAAATATAACCATCTTTTTCGTATTTTTTTTGACATCTTATCACCTGATCTTCCTCATACAAGATGTGTATCGTGCTGGAGAGTCCTTTGGTGCAAGTAATCACCCAATAACTGAAGGGATGTTTCATAGGTTTGTCGTGTGGTTCTATCGTGTGTAATTAGATTGTCAAACACATTGATGGCATTCATCACGCTGGAATGGTCTCTCCCTAATATATAGCCAATTGAACTAAATGTCATCTTCAAGTGCTTACGGCAAAGGAAGGAAAACATATGACGAGCATACACAACCGATTGTTTTCTCAAGGATGAAATAACAAGATCAGGTGTGACATCGTAGGCTTGGCAACAAACCCTCATTGCATCTGTCCAATCAGCGTCAATGGTCTTCAAATCACACTTGGGTTGAATGATTTCTTGTTTGAGCCTTTTAATTTCTTTGTCGTGCTTGACGGTTATGTCTGCAATCTGTAAACGCAATCTGCGAATCTCTTGCTTCAGGTTGTGGGTTTCTTGATATGGGTTCATTAGAATTGAATTTTACATTTTTGACATTTGTGTTTGTTTACGGTTTTGAGAAACCACACCTTACCAATTTGATTACACTTTGGGCATTTGGGATGTTCATCAAGTACGATTGAATCATAGACTGATTGCCAGTAGTCGTGACCTTGTGGCGTTTTATCCCATTTGAACGCATCTAACAGCATATCTTGGAGTGTGTTATAGCATTGCACCTTTTTATCCTTTTCAACGAGTGAGATGAATTCTTTGTACATTGGCAAGTCCTTTGCTTTCGTTCGCAGTTGGTTGAATCTGCGGTAGTCAATTATTTTCATTTAGTTCTTGTATTATTTCAAAAAGTTGATATGCGATTTGTGGAACTATAGCATTGCCGTATCCTTTGATTGATTCTTGTCTCCACTTTGAAAAGGTAATTCCGTCCAATTCGGTGGGAATCCCATCATCTCCGCCACAAACCGGGGATTCAGTTGGGAATTGCTGCCAGTTTTCAATTTGATATAATTTGGAAGTTGAGTTTCGTGTGTCATTACATTCCCATTTTCTCCTCTCAAGTGTTCCATTGAATTTGTCCCTTTGTAATCCCTCGTTGCTGGCGTTGGTAGCATTGAATTCAGTTTCTGTCCCAATGAATAACCTCTCGTCACTCCTATTGATGGGGCATCCTTCCCGTTTCCTATTGTGTCCTTCCAGTCTCTTGCGTTCGGTGTCGGAAGTATTCCCATTGACATTGCTCTTGCTAATGTCACCGAGTGCATACTCCCCTCCTTGACTTGTGTTGATTTCATCGTTGCCGTTGCGTTCGTTGAATCCATTGCTGTTGGCGTTGGAAGCATCCCCTTTCTCGCCATCGTACATAGTCCCATTTGCAAATTGATTCCTTCTGATTTCTTCCTCTCGTATCTCGCATCCCACGCTTCCGGTGTACTTCTGTCCTCCATTGCTGATGGTGTCGGAAGTAATCCCCTCATCGCTTGTTGTCCAAGTCCGAGAATAAACGGGCTGTTCCCTTTCTCCATTTGTTTTTGATTTCTCGCATCTACTTTCTCTATCGGTGCTTCGTCCATCATTGCAGTTGGTGTAGGCAATAAACCAACATCTATCTCTTCGGTGCGGTGCGTTTTTGGCTGCAGCTGGAATAATAAACGGCTGAACTTCGTACCCTTCATTTTCCAAGTCAAGGCACACCTGCTGGAATACCAATCCGCCATCAATATTCGTGATACCAAAGACATTTTCTGCGATGACGAATTTGGGTTTAATCTCTTGAATTGCTCGTAGCATTTCGCCCCACAAGTAGCGTTCATCATCTGTGCCTTTTCTTTTCCCGGCAAGGCTGAAGGGTTGGCAAGGGAATCCTCCAGTAAGAATGTCAATTTTGTTTGCATATTTTTTAAAGTCAGTTTTACATATATCAATGTGACTATCCGCATTTGGAAAATGATAGTCCAATACTTTTCGTGGGAACTCCATCCATTCGCAATGAAAGACATTCTCCCATCCCATCCATTCGGCAGCAAGATCAAAGCCACCTATTCCGCTAAACAATGACCCGTGTTTCATATCTTCTCCTTGTAACTGGTGTACATTCCTTCAAAGTATGTCGGTATTGTCACGCATTCCCCATTCCGGTTCTTTGCGATAATCAACTCGGCTTCTTCCATTTCGGGTTTTTCTTGCTCATAGTACATCGGACGGAAGGGAAACATCACGATGTCCGCATCTTGTTCAATTGCACCTGATTCCCGAAGGTCACTCAACATCGGTCTCTTGTCTGCTCTCTCCTCACTCTTGCGTGATAACTGTGCAAGAATCATCACCGTGATTTTAAGTTCCTTTGCAAGGAGTTTAAGCGTCCGTGATATCTCTGCAATCTCTTGTTCACGGTTTGTCTTTGTCCCTTTGATTAACTGGATGTAATCAATCACAAGCAAATTCAATCCCTTTGTTGATTTGTGAAGTTTGGCTTTGGCTTTGATTTGTCCGATGCGAGAATCCACATCATCATCAATGAAGAACTCAATCGTTTGGCTGTTTGCAATGTCACACACCTGAAGGATTTCATTCTCTCTCAATTGTCCGTTCCTAATCTTCCAATTGGCAATGTCACCAATCAGCGAAATATATCTCTTTGCAAGTTGCTCATTTGACATCTCAAGTGAAATGAACAATGCCTTCCCACCAATTTGTGCAAACTCCTTTGTCAAGGTCAAAGCAATTGCCGTCTTCCCCATTCCCGGTCTACCAGCAACCACAATCAAATCCCCTTCATTGTATCCACCAATGTACTTGTCAAGGAATCTCCATCCGGTTTGTTTGCCCGTTAAGTTACCACCATTTTGAGCATTGAAAACTATTTGATCAACAACCTTGTTAGTTACCTTGACAATACTGGATGGTTCTTTATGGGTTGAAAAGGTTGTGCGTTCAACTACATTCTGTATGTCGGTCACAAGCTCATTCAATTCCTTTGTAACATCCAATGACAAAACGCCTTCAACAACTTGTTTCTTGATGTAATCGTGTTCCAACTGCATCAGGTGTGGTTTGATGTCCGTGATGCCCGATGCTTGTTGTTGGAGTTGGATAATCTCAAGCACTTGCATTCGGTCAAAGTGTTTGGATAAACTCACATAGTCAATGGCTTCGTTGTTGTAGTACATCTCTGTCATAACCTCAACCAATTTGGATGACATTGAATCCGTAAACCAGTTCTTGTTGATTCTTGGTAGGAAGTGTTTTGCGTCATCGTAAAACAGCATATTGGATAGGATTATTCTTTCAGTGTTCATAAAGTTGCAATTTTTGGTTTGTTGGAAGTTACTTCAATTGGTTTTTTTGTTGTGTACGGAAGTTCATCGTTCCATCTCTTTTGATTGATAAATGTTGCAAAGTGAGGAATGAATTCAACCTTGTCTGCATCCTGATGGTTTTTAATGTATTTAGGAATAAAGGTCAACATCAATTCCTTTTCTTCGTTGTTTAATTTCTTAAATGATTCCATTGCTTTTGAACGAACTCCTTTTTTTAAGTATAATTCCCAATATTGTTCAAACGGGTATTTATCCTTTTCATTTATAGTTATAGTATTATACTTATTACTATTGCAATCCTGATATGAGGGTGGTATCACATTTGATATGAGGGGTATATCAGTTTTGATATGAGGGTATATCTTCCTTGATATGACCTGATTGTTGTTATCACGAATCAATTGTCTTGTCAAATAACCCTTTTCTTCCAAGATTGCAAGTTCTCTTTGAACGGTGATTGTTGTCATATTTAAAATAGATCCAATCGTTTTGTTTGACGGATAAGCATAACCACTACGCTTTGCCATCCCAATCAACATACCCATCAAAACTGCTTGTCTTGGTGTCATATGTTCCAAATAATTTGTGGGGAATAATACGAACATTCCCAGTTCTTCGTTTTGTTCTTTCATAAATAAAAAATGCCCTTGTACAAATCACCAAGTACGAGTTGATGAGATGCCAAGGGCAAAAGGTCTATGTTAGTTGTCTCGTACACAACTGGAATACCTCACAAATATAATGAATCAAACATTATATCCCAATTCTTTTTTCACTTTGGCTTGATGTTTTTGACGGAGATCATACATCTTACCTCTCAATTCGGGATTGGCTTTCTGCAAACTTTGACGACATCTCCTAATGGTCTCGGCTGGTGTTAGGTTACCTGATTCCAACTTTGAATAAAAGTTAAACATATTTGATTCCTTACGCCAAATGATTGACATCAATAGGTTGTCATTGTCTCTTGTTTGTGGATATTGCTCAAGCAATTGTCTCACAAGTTCTTTTGTTACATTCATACGGATTGTTCTTGATAGATTTTCTTTGCATTGGCAAACCCGGCATTGTATGCGAGTTGTTGCTCCATCTTCTCCAGTTGTTTGAAATTAAAGATCAGGTGTGGGCTGATATCTAAATCCGGATATTCTGTGCGTAGGTGTTCAACCAAGCGGTCAATTGGTGTTTTCATTTTCTGCTTTGATTATTTCTTGAATCTGTTGTGAAATGGCTTTGATTAAACTGATGATATCAAGATTGTGATTGATGGTCTTGATGTCTTCAAGTTCTATCTCTGTGTTTCTGTGTTTAACCCTAATCTTCATTGCTCACCTCCTCCGTAGGTTTGGTTGTAGTAATATAAATTAAAAGTATCTTCGTGTGGGTTGCAATCGTTATCGTTAAATCCTTGAAGATAAGCGTTATTGATTTGATCCCATTCCATTTCTTTGGCTTGTTCAATTAATGAATTAAAATATTTTGCGTGTTCATCACTAACAAATGGAATAAGATAATCAATCTTATCTGCAAACCACTCCACTGCCGTTTGTTGCTTATTGTTTGTCATTGTCGGTCTATAAATTCTGCGTAATCTCGTGCATCTTTTTCCGTTTCAAATGTGGCGAGTAATTCCCCAGCGAAGTATACCCGCCATTTCTCAATTGAATTAATTGTTGCTTTTACTACTCTTGCCTTTAACATTGTTCAGTTCTGTAAATTGGTTCTGCCAAGTTTGAATTTTGTCTTCCAGTTCTTGTTTGGTCTTCTCGTGTTCCATCTTCGCCATTACTGTCTCATTCTTTGATTGTTGCAACTCAATCTTCATTGACCAAACCATCTCATCTAAATCCGCATTGTGACGGTTTAGACGGTCAAACTCTTTGATGAAATCTTGTGACCTTTTCTCATTCACATATAATCTATATGCGAAGATGGATGAAGTCAAACCAAGTGCGATTGTTAGTATCATTTTGCTTTTCCTTTGTAGAATTTGTGATTGAAGATTGTTTGACTGAATTGGTCAAACTCCGGATTGTACTGATCCCGTTCAAACTGGTAAGGTTTGGCTTCAGGAAGTTCTTTGTTCATTGCTTTCTTAATGCAATGGATAGAGTAACCCACCGCAAAAACGATGGGTGTTAAAACGATTGGATAAATTATGTCAAGTGCCATAGTTCAAAACAACATACTTTCTTTCACTTATGCAAATTTATTTTCTAATTGGCTTTGTGAATGAACGATTTATTTTGTGATTGACAAAAATAGTTCCCCAGCGTAGGTCAATTTCTCATCAATGATTTCTTGGATGTCCTCTTCCAAAGTGATGAGAGTGGTTGTGAGCTTCTTGCCGATGGGCATTCGGGGATCATAACTGACAAACAAACCTTCTTCCAATCCGGTTGCAATCATCCCCATTTGCATCTGCCAAAAATACTCCGTGCGTTTGCTCTTCAACTGCTCGTTGTTTTTGATGAAGAAGTTTTGAAGGTGGTTGCCTGAATTAAACGGACATTTGATTTCTACCAACTGGTGACCGAGTGCATCAGGTGAATACCCACCCCATTCACCATAAGTGATAAAGGTGTATGTCTCTGCACCGTAGTAAGTGAAGAACTCATCAGTTTGTTGTGAGAAATAGTGGAAGGCTTCCTTCTCGTGTTCTTTTCCCCAATCCAATGCACGACCATAGATTTCCGATTTCGCACCTGTTAGGTATTCCGCTGCCTTCTCAAACACAAATGATTTCGCAGTTTCCGATAGGTACTCCGATTTGTTTTTCGGAGTTCCCATCAGTTTATGGATTTCGGAAGCGGTGAAGCGTGAACTTCTCAACCTTTGCCAATCTTCTTCGTTCAAAGAAGTGTGAATAACTGGATGTGTGTTATTCATTTCTCACCAATTAAAAGTTTCATATTGACCGGAGATACCTCAAATTTGCTTGTGATATCGGTCATCAATCCGCCTGTCTTGAGATGCTCAACGGCTTTGTTCCACGATGGATGCTTTGGTGTGAGTTCATCTTTCTTTGGGATCTGTCTTCCCATTGCTTTCTCCCCATCATCATCATCATCAATGTTCAAGTTTAGGATTGAACCAAGTGCATACCTCCGTGCGTAGGTCATTGCACTTCCCATTGCTTGTGGATCGTTTTGTTTTGCAACCGGCATCACATAAGATGATTCCATCCATTCACCTGAATCAGCGTGAAGGATGATGGTTGTGAGTGCATCACCATCGGGAAATTGACTGATTGCCAAACCACATTCACTCAATGGCTTTTGAATTGTATCCAGTATGTTTGCCAATGAAGCATACTTGGATTTGAAGAAAGGATTGTTGGATTCCTTTGCTACCTTGCTCACCGATGCTTGGAATTTTACCAACGCACCAGCAATGTTCTTGATTGATTCGCTTTTATTCATAGGAAATTTGTTTTGTGTCCGCACATAAAAATAATAGTAAACTTGTCGGGTTCAAGATAGAAGAATCTTTCCGTCTCAATACCCACTAAATTGGTCTCAACGCATCCACCGAAGTACACATCTCGCTTGATCATATACGGTTCAAGTTCATCAAAGTGATTCTCAAGTAAATAGTCATCCACTTGCTTGTCAATATAGACATATCTATCCCCACCCATTGTGAGAATCCATCCGTTGATTGTCGCCTCAATCATTGTTCACCTCCCTCAATGCAATTTCAATGACGGCTTTTGCTTTGGGAGAAACGATGTTCCCCTCAACCAAATACTTGCGAACGGTTGGAAGTGATACCCCTGTTTTACGAGCGACTATTTGAAATAGCCCTTGTCTGCGTTTAAGTTTAATTGTTTCAATTGCTTTGTTGTAATCCATAACGAAAGCAAAAGTAAAATAAACTTATCAATAATGCAAATAAACTTTTCTTTTTGTTACAATTTTATGTCTTCCGAGAATATCAAATCTCCAAAACGAGCATTCAACTCATTCACTAATTCCATCTGTATTGACTCGGTGAAAGCATCCTCAAGGAATGGTTGTGCCTTCGTCCCTCTTCGGTGAATCTTGTTTGCTATAGCCTTTGCCATTGAATCGTAGGTCATCGTTTGTGGTGGCTTGATTCCTTTGAATGCCATCCATTCTTTGATTGACTGCCATAGATACGGGGTGCCTTCAATGTGACCATTTCTTGTTGGCTTCCTTCCATATTCAACAAACTCCCAGTAATCCTCTGCAAGAAGGATTGTGTTGATGGATGTTGGCGTTTTGGTGATCTCTCCGGGAACAAAAGATTGGCGAAGAACGGAAGAAGCATTGATGTTTTTGTTGTCAAGATTCGCCCAAATCGGAGGAATCACCTTCTTGTTCCACCAATCAATAATGATTTGTTGAAGGAGTGAGCCTTCGGATGCATCCCCTAAATAAGTATCAAGGGCATCGGGTAATTTATCAAGGTCTATTGTAGCCACATTAAAACGCTTAAAATTGCCAAACCTATACTTATACCCTTATACAACTTTAAAGTTGTTATAATGGCTTTATTTTGCCTTAAAAGTGAATTATTCTCCGCATTGAGATATGCGATGTTTGCCTTTTGTTTGGTGATGACTGAATCTTGTTCGGCAATAATGATTGAATCCGATGTCACAATCTTGCGTAGATGCGTGACTTGTTCCCTTGCGATTGCACCTTTGACCAAATATGTGTTTGCTTGTTTGATTGTATTGGTATCAATCAGCACTTGACCGGATAAATTCAACGACCAAAAAATTAACCCATAGGTTGATATTTTTATCATTGCTTTCATCCTATAAGGTAGCATTCTTCTTTGATTGTTTTTCTTTTTCGGCAATGAGCTTGTCAAGATACCACTTCGCTTTGTACAAATCTTCCAATCCGTTCTTGTCTTCGCATCTCCACAAGTACTTGATGATGTTACCAGTGCAAACCGCAACCAATCCTTTCTTCTTGATGGTCGCAGATTCAATGGCATCAATACATTCTATTTCGCCTTGCTTGTAGTGGTTTGGGTTGACTGCATCCATTTGACAACAAAGGTATAATAGTTTTCCTCAATCAGGATTATGTGACCTCCTCGCATATAGAGTTGGGTATTTTCAAACAACTGCGAGATGGCAACGATTTGGTCAGCATCAACCATCCCATCTTCCAAAATTTGAATGATATCCGATTCGCCTTCAATCAAACCCATCCAGTTGTCATTCTTGGTCTCGTGTATGATTTGAACCTTGATCATATTGTTTTGTGTGTATATGCCCGAATCGTTCTGTCTCTTGTCTCGGTTCTTGTGGGCAACATATACAACCACCGACCACCGGTGAACTTTGGTGATGCTCCTCTTTCAACATGCCATCCCTTTGAGCCGTCTCCATATTCTTCTTTATAAGCACTTGTACGAATCATTAAAATGTCACGAAGCAAAACAGTTCCAACCGTTGACAAGTATTCCACCGTGTATGTCATCTCGTAATCTTCGTGAACATGCCCCATCCAAATCGCATCAGCACCCTCCACATTCACAGACATCCGGTTGTGCTGGATAGTTCCACGAGTTACAGGACCACCACCGCCAAATCCGTGCATATACTTAATGTTGTATCCAATCTTTTTGGAGTGATGGTTGAATTGATATCTCACCCATCCACCGTATCCACCAATTTGGATTTGCGAAGTTGCCCGATAGTTTAACAAAGTCACAAAGCGTTCAATGATGTCGGTCTCTTGTCGTTTCAAGATGCTTGTTTCGTGGTTGCCGTATCCGATAAACTTGATGATATGTGCGTAGGGCAAAAACCATTCAACGGCAGTATTGATAATCGCATCAAAATAGTTTGCAACATTGTGTTCAGGTCTTATGTCCGATTTGCTCTTTCTGGGATCGTATGCACCTTGCATCAAACAGAACAAATCACCGTTAATCAATACATCGTTGTTTCCTTTTAAGGCTTCATCAAGATGTCTCTTCAACAAATCTCTGTCACATTTAGGATTGTCCCAATGTAAATCGGAAATCAAAAGAACTTTGGTTTCTTCCCACGGCTTTGGGATGACAATGATGTTGTTGTTTTTCATAGAGTGGTATCCAAGTGGATGTGTAATCCTATTGCCTTTTTTAGACCTTCTGCTGAAGGTTTGAAGGTATCAAGGTATATTGTATCAAAGTGATTGATTGAATCAATTAGACGCATCCTTTTGATTTTCTCCTTCACTATAATCCTTTCGTGCATCTCAACATTTAGTGGTTTAATATAGCGGACTGGTTCATCATAATTGAAGAACGCCCACAACCAACTAAACAGGAACAACGCAAGTATTGTGTAAATAAGGAGTGAGGACTTGGAAGTTGATTGCATATCCAGCGAGAATATCAGTTTTTGAATCGTAGAATGGGGAAGCATTGCCGTTAATCACAATCTCAAAATCCTCATCGTTTTGTGTGTTGTCTTCAATCAATGCGAAGATATCGGTCATAATCTGTGCAGTATCCGAAAGAACTTCAATCGTGTTGCTCTCGCTTTCAAATACTCTGTCCATCACAAGCAATGCGAAGTTGTAGGTTTGAAGATTCCCACCCGACTGCAAATTGAATCCATCAGGATACAACCAAACCAACGGATAAAATTCAACATTCTCAACCGTCATATTTGACTGCTGACCAACGCCAAATTTCTGCACCATCTTATGGCTTTCGGCTGCCGTTTGAATCTTTTGGATTATTTGGTTTAGTGTCATTCTTGAGAAATTTGAGAAGTTTGGCTTCGTTGTTTTTTTGCCACTTATTTGTCCTCGTTGGGGAAGTCATAGTTCCAGTAACAATCTTGTGATGTTGGAAGATAAATACCACCGACAAAAGCGGTGTTCTTTGGACGGATGGTATCAAATGTACTGCCTGGATTCAAAAACAAAGGATAATCATTGGTGTATGTGCGGAGATAATCCCTCAATCTGTTGGCATAGTATTCCGCTTTGTCACGATAACGCCCTTCAATCATTGTCATTTCCTCAACTGATACAGCCCTCGCATTATCACTCTCACGAGATGCAACCGATTTGTTCATCAATTTGAAGGTCATTGGAAGCATTGCTTCGGTCAAGGTATAATACTTCAAACAAGGTGCAATGTACGAATCCAAAAGGGTAGTATTCAAGGCAGTCAAGGTGTTTGCAAATGCTTGTGTTTGCAACTCGTTGTAGATACCTGAACCAATCACATCACGGATGTAGATTTCTTGAGCTTCTTTGATTGCTGATTTCAGCAACTTGTCATCCACATTCTCATTCAAAGGTGTGTTGTCCTTCAAGTAAGTGGTTGAAATGAAATATACAAAATTGGTCATAAATATTGCCACTTAAAGCCCCCAGCAGTTTTTCTAATTAAAGAACCCGAAGCAACTGCCGAAATGCTCCTATGGTCAATTTGTGTTTTTCTGTGTGCGTCTCTCACACTATCAAATATCCTAATCACCAAATTGTCACTTCCAATCATTGCAACTTTCTTTTTTTTCGGTGAATTTTCAAACATTTTTTGCCTTGTATCTTCACTTGCTTTTGAGCCTTTTCTACTTGGCAATCTTGTATCCATTAAATTAACTAAATTATTAAAAGATTTTATGTACTTACTTTCTAATGTAAACGCTTCTGATTCATCGGTTGTTTTATCTAATTCAACAAATAGCAACTTACCTCCGTTTTCAAAAATCATTTCAATTAGTTCTTTTTTCTTTTGATTTTTTTCGGTTTTATTCTTTGAAATATGCTCTCCCAATCTTGCTTTTGGTCTCTTTGTTTGACCAACATAAAATATTTGACCAGTTAAAGAATTGATTAAGCCGTATATGTAAATTGTTCTCTTCATACCAATATATAGCAAAACCAATTCTTTGTCGTCACATTCGTTTTATTCTTCTCAACAATTGAGTCACCCAAATATGTCTGCACTGTGGGGTGTTCACATCCAAGACGGGGTTGTGATACCAACCGCCTCTTCTCTTCCATACATCGTATCCCAATTGAGTTGACATCGCATTGATATCCTCCCTTGAATATACACGATTGCTTCCTGCAATTTGTCGGCAGAAATCTCTTGAACCGGGGATAATCACTCCACCTTCAATGCCGGGTGCTAATCCGTATTTGTAACGAACCACAATTTCTGTTTGCAATCTCTTCACTTCTTCAACTCCTTTTGGGGTTGTTTCAAGACCATCTTCGTATGATTTAATCAACTCCGCTTTGGCAAGTTTAGCAATCGCATCAGCGACAACCTTTGCATCCAGTTTGGTGATGTTCACAATGTCTCCAACTTGAAGACCTTTATTCTCTTTCAAAACATTCAAGATGGCAGTTTCAACGGCATCCACGAACTCAAACTTATAGGCTTCAAAATTGTCTGCACTCTCTCCGTATTGTTGAAATACTTTAATATCTCTTTCATCATCCCATCCAAAAGGATTTTGTTTTGATAGGGCAACGGGTGCAGCGGATGGCAATGAATCTCCTCCAGCAATTGGTGGAAGATTTGCCAATTGTCGCTTCTCGTTGATGGTCATATTGGACAACACATTGTTTGCAACCAACGGACTCAAAGCATTGATGGCATCGTTCAAAGATGATTGCTTCACATCGGTGATCAATGGCAATCCAAGTTCCTTTCTTGCTTCTTCGTTGGTGATAACTCCAGCGGTGAACAAAGCCTGATAGTCAAGACCGATTGGTGGTTTGTTGATAGTTTCTAAACGAACTGATGCAATAGGTTCAAGCAAGTACGCAAAGGTATCATCAATCTTTTGTTGACGGGGTTCAATGTAGGCGTGATGAAACATCTCATACGCTTCAATCAACTCGCTACGCCCACCCAATTGAGATTCCACACGCACCCCAAACAACATCGGTGAGTTCACTTTGTGTGCGACAAATATCTCTTGTTGTACGGTCTTATTCAACAAGTCAAATTGCTTGTCAAAATCCGATGGCTGAAGGTTGTTGATGACTGATTCCTTCTCTGTCGGATCATTATATTGGATAATTAACCCACCGGCATTGTCCGTGCCTTGGTAGTTCTCTTTGAATCTCCTTGCAGTTGCACGAGCTTCTTCAGGTGTTGGAATTCCTTTGAATAACTGGATGTGAGTTTGTGCCGTGAATCCGTTTTTAATGCTATTCAAATAATAGTTGGATATCTCGGTGTCAACCTCAATGTATTTCAACGCACCTACATAATCAGGTAAGGGATATTCACCTTGTCCGGGACGGTAAAATTGGCAATAATATATTTGCTTTGATTCCCTTGTGATTGGGTTGTATGGTTGATAGTGGATTTTGTCCGCTTTGCTATCTGTCCAGTCAGCACAATACACATAATCACCTTCAAGACCTTTACGGACATTCTTGAAAGGGATGTGATAGAATTCCGAAGGTGCGGTCTTTGCCTTGTTCCAAATCACCTCAACTGCAAACCCATTGAACAACTCCGCATCGTAAGCAACTTTTGCTTTGAGTTCTTCGTAGGTCTCGTAAGCGTTTATGTTTTTGAGTTTGGCTTCTGCTTTTGCAATCTCCTCCGTGTTTGAGCCAAATACCTCCGTACCTATTCCGGCAACATATGATGCCTTTGCAGAAACGATGGCATTGTGTTTGGGTGATTTATTGAATAACTCAATGAGAAAATCAGGATAGAGATTGTCAGCACCAAATGTCACGAATCCCTTTGCTTTGTTCTCTTTGAAAACAGGCAGTTTGTTATCGTGAAAGTTTAATCTTTGGAATATCATCTCTATCAAATAGCAATCAATCTTTTTTGTTTGAGAACTTGTCAATAGATGTGAATCCAAGACAAGCAATCACGATAAATTCCACCGCACTCACCAATTCAGGAGAAGGTGCAATATCAGTTGTGGAAAGAGAATTATGAGCCATTGTAGCAAACAATACAAAAGCACCGATAATGCCCACGAATCGTTTTGATGACATCTCTCCTTTGTCACCCGTGAAAATTTCCATTAATTTTTTCATAAATCTTTGCTTTCTAATAGTGTGTAAGTGAATGAATTTCCGTGCAATGTGGCAGCCTTCTTGACTAAAGCCATAAACTCATCAAAATCTGCTGACTTTTTGAACACCTGACAACCCTCACTCCAATTCTCAACATAGGTTGAATCTGTACCAGCCTTGTGGATGTTGATTCCGTAGATACCTTCGGTGATCAACTTGGTGTCGTAGTTCATATCCTTGTTGGCATCTCTGTAAACCTTCACGGGTTTGGCTTGTTTTAACGCTTCGTATTTGCCTTGATGCAATCCGATGGCGTGTGAACCACGATATTGTCCCGGAACTAAACGAGCAACGCCTTGTGCATTGTGAAATTCCTTCACTCCCTTTGTGCCGGGATCAGTTGTCGCAGCCCATTTCTTGAAATGCCACACATCTCCGATTTTGTAACTCACGGTTAACAAGTCATCAAAGACATTTGTCACTTTGTTACCAGTATCCGAATTGCGAATCCCAATGATGTTCAAGTTGTAATCACCTGATTCAAAGAACTTGTAATCTTTGACCTTCATTGCTTGTTTGATTTTGTCTATCATTTGCCTTGTCCTTTATATGGTTTGGAACTCTTGTGCTTGTTCTTGTGCTTGGTATGTCTGCCCAATTTGTTTTTGGGTTTAGCCCGAAATGATGTGATGTTTACTTTTGCTGCCATAGGTACATTCTAAAATAGTCAAACTCTTCTTTCCCACCTTCGGAGAGATAGTTCAAATAAGCGTCATAGATCACTCCTTTGAACTCAATTGGTGTGGTGGTGGTATCTAATCCAGCACCTACCATCTTCACGGCATAGACCTCCATTTGGTCTTGAACAACTTGCATCTGTACAACCACGGCTTCCGCTTTCTTTTCAGCAACAACGACCGCTTCTTTCAATTGCTCTTTCTCAACCACTTTTGCTTCAACCAATTTCTCACTCACCTCGTGTGCTTGTTTAGTGGCTTGACCAACGGCTTTTGTGTTCTGCTGAATCTTTTTCAACAAAGCATCAATGTCGCTCACTGGCTTGGGTTCAGTTGCCCAAGATTCGGTGAACAAATAACCACCGATGAAAGCGAATGCAAAAATGATCAACAATCTCATAGTTTCTTCATTGAGTTAATGATCCGTAGTTCAGTAATGGCTGCAGACAAAGCACTGTCAGCAGTTTTTAACATCTTGTAGGCTTGTTTTTGCTCTGCCCGTAGTACTGCCATCTCTTTTCTGCACTCATCAATCTGCTCTTGATTGCCCGAACGCAAATCCATATAAAGGTAAGAGACAGCCAACAGCATACAAAAAGCCACGGCAGCAACTGGATTCTTACGAAATTGGTCAAACGAAACGGGAAGCGGATTCGCATTGGGTTTTACTTTTGGTGCGGTCATTATTCGGGTATATTGCAGTAAGGTGATGACGGATTGAATTGGCAGAAACGAGCAAGGTAAAGCGACTCACACCCACTGAAAGTATGCACCCCTATCGGATTTGGGAACACCTCTTTTGTGCTGAATGATTCCAACGGTTCATCGTTCCAAAGGATGTCAACGGCATAGAGTGGGGAAAGGTCGGTGCAGTTACCTTCTTCATCGGTTGCTAAACAGATTTGCCCGATTTCGTGGACGGCACAATTTGTGTAAGTTACCGAACCCTCAACCGTTGTGCTGATTTGGGCTTGGTATGTTAGCCATTCGGCTTGGTTGGTGAATTGATATTTAGCGAAGGTCATAAGGTGGTAATATCTTGACAGAATTGGTCTGATTTTGGTTCGGGGAAAAATGCAGATGCTTGAATAAATGTCGGAACTGATGCGCCCGTTGAACCAAAGAATTCCATTAATGTTGGCGTGAACGATGTAGCAGAAATTATTTTAACACCATTTTCGAAAACATCCGCAGTACTTCCGTTCCATTTTATAGCAATCTTGCAAGTATCGGTTGTGGTTGTGTATAGGTTTGTCAATGTTGACGCAACTCGTTTCTGAATTGACAACCTTGATGCAGTCGATGATGATGGGTTACTGATAGTTAAGCCATCATTGCTATATGAAGTTGTGTCTGCTATACCAAATCTTTGTGTATTATCTCTAATCAACGCCAAATTCCCCCTCAACTCCACAAACCAAGTACCCCCACTGCTTGTAATCAAACCATTGGTGTAGATGTTATTGCGTGAGAATGAGTCCGCAATACGGGTGGCAGATGCGGTGGTAGTTGGGATTATCGTGGTAGCATAACTTCCCGCTTCAACTTGTGCTTGTGTTATTATTGCCGTACCGATGGAACCCGTGTCGCTGAAAGGATAAAAGCGGATTGCCGTACATCCCGTTGGTGCAGTAATAGTTACTGAAATCCGTGTAAATGTAGAAGCGTTTGTTTGTGAATAATATGATGTTGGCGTAATAATATCAACCGAATTGGTAAAGTCACGAACACGATATTTCATATCTGTCATTGTGCCACGCTTTACATAGAATGTAAAAGTGTAAACCGTTCCAGGCACAACCGTAACAAGTTGATAAAGAAAATTACCCGTTGCGCTTGTTGTAATTAGCGAAGCAGTTGTGTTGCCGTCAATTCCCGTTTGTGAATTATCACTCGCAGTTAAATTGGTAGCAATCCAAGATGTTACATTTGAAAACTCATTGCTTCTTAAACACAAATTCGTCCTCTGCGGTTCTAACAACAACGCTGGACAACTGCCGTACATATAGGATAGACGGGGTACACCCGAACCCATTGACTCCAACAACCCCGAACTATTTGTGCGGACTGCTGTGCTTGCCCTTGTCCAAGTCAAATCGCCATTTCCGTTTGTCGGAATTTCGCTATATAGTTTATTCGCCTTGTAACCCGAAGGAACAAGCAACAAGGACGCACTTAATAGCAACCCACTGACCGCATCAACGCAAGCACCGCCTTCAACTACTCCACCATCCGCTACAACTCGTGTAGCGTAAGCGCCGAAAATCCCTTGGGCATAGTTGGAACGATTGATTCCAACGCCCAATCCAATGCCCATTCTCATTAATAACCGATTACGCTTCCTGAAGAGATTACAAATCCGGTGATTGTTGCAGAGTTACCCGCTGGAAGGTATGCACCTTGCTTGAAGGTAACACCACTCATTCCACGAGCTGAAAGAACATTTGTTCCGTCTACGGAGAATGAAGTAAAAACGGTATCTTCTTGAACAACCAAAGCGTTATGATTTCTCAAGGTTTGTGTGCCTGATCCGTAGCGAATGAAGGCTGCACCTCCAGCGATGATGTCTGTTGAACTGCTCATATTATATGTATTTTTTCTGTTAAATTCGGGGTGTATTCATCTTCCGTGAATGTCTTTTGAACCTTTAGGATTCCAATCTCGCACAAGATACCTCCGCTTGTTGAAACACTGTATTCGTGTTCTCCTTCCAATAGGGTTGCGGTAGTGCCTTCAATGAACTGAAATTGATTGTATCTCTCTGTATGAGTTGATACATCGGTCAATGTTCTTGTTACGATGGTTTCAGTTTGACGATGAGTGAAGGTAAACACATAGGATGCAGCACTTGCCTTTTCAGTCAATGTGAGATACCAAAATTTTGTTTGCCCTTTGTTAATTACCAACATCTCTACAAAATAGCGAGAGTAAAAATATGTAACAAAAAAAGGGAGAGCATATTGCCCTCCCCATTTGACCTATGAAACAAGAACCAATTAGATACCTAAAGCGGTAACAACTGAACTCTGCAATTTGTAAGGTGCTTCCGCTTCGATAGCAGAAAGAGTAACTTCATAACCGTTACTATCGCCCATAGCAGTACCAGTGTTCGCAACCATTGCAGTCACATCACATCCGTACTCCTTACCAACCAACCAATACTCATCGTTGTTGTTCTTAACGATGCAATAGCAACGACCTTGAGCAAGGAGCTTCATTTCGTTACGCTTGGTGGTTGACAATCTGCGAAGTTTGAAAACAACATCCGATTGATTGAATGATGTTCCGTTCTCAACAGATACATTGGTTGTGGTTGTTAATGATCCAGTACCTTTAGGCAACTCGTAATCATAAACATCTCCACTTGCAACAGTTGTGGCAGTTACTTCACCACTTGCAACGGTGAACTTTGAATCAACCCAAGAAATCAAGTGGATTGATTTGATACCTCCGACTGCATCTTTGCAATCAAGAGTGAATCCTTGTGTGAGTAAACAAGCCATCAGTTAAAAAGATTAAAGGGTGAAGTAAACGATTTCGCCTGGGAATGCAACCTGAACACCAGCCTTGAAAGTGAAACGAACACGAACTTCATCGTTGTCCTGTGAATACCACATTTTCACTTCTTCTTGCTCATCAATCAAGTCAGTACCCATAAAGAAGTTGCTCAAAGAACCAGCGTGAATCTTGTTAGTTCCATTCAAACCACCTACGGCAATTACTTTCATATTTGTACCGGGGTAGATCATCTCCATTGAAGTGGCAGCATCGGCAACATAGTGGAACAAGTTAGCGTTCTTCAAGTTAACCAACATCAACTTGTAAACATCAATTCCAACGAAACAAACCAAGTCATTCTTTTCAGCAACGGCAGCGGGGATGTTAGCGTAGATTTGATCCAAGATATCATCAACATTCGCAGCGGTGATTGAAGTGAAGGTAGTTGGTGCAGCGTTCGCCAATACTGGAGAAGCGGCAGCAACGATTTTGGTGAATCCGTCAAAACGGTTTAAGTTAGGGTTACCAGAAGCGGTATCACCTTGCCACATTGCAACTTCCAAAGTTTGTGCAATAACGGCAGCCTTTTCAGCACCTACTTGCTCTTCAAAAGGAATCATAGTTGGTGAACCGGGCATGATTTGAGTTTGCATCCACTTGGCTTCCAATGTCTTTGGGCAAAGAGTTTCTTCAACTTTTACAGCACCAACGGTGATGTTTCTTTGAGTGAAGGCAGTTGTACCACTTGGGTTGTAACCACAACCGTCTGCTTGGAAGAAAACAGTTGAAGCAAGGATGTTCAAAGCGGCAGCAGATTTGATACCTACTTGAACTTGGTTAGAAGATTGCAACAAGGTTGCAGTTTTTGAGCCGAAAAGGGCTTTTACCAACAAGTCAGTTGACTGTTCGTTGGTGTAATTAGCGAGAGATCCTACTGAGAATGCCATAGTTTTATTTGTTTATTGCGTTTTTGAATTTTTTAAGTGCTTCAAACTGATCATTCTTTTTGTTTGAAACGGGGGTTTTGATTGGGGTTTCGCTTGGTAAGTCAGCAACTTTCTCAATCAAGTCAATTGCTTTGCTCATTGCTTCTTTGTGCTGGTTGTTAGATGCAGACAAAGCCACAACTTTTGCAGACAATTCAGCGATTGCACTTTCCAACTTGCTTACAACATCATTGAAATGAGATACGGTTGCAAACTCTTCTTTGGCTTCAATCTCAATTTCAATTTCAGGTTCAACGATTTCAGTAACGATTCCGTCAACAGTTGTTACCAACAAACCACCTTCAACCTCGTGAGTTGCGTCAGGTGCTGGGATTGAACCTTCAGCAGTTTGAACAAAGATGGCAGTTCCTACAACCAATTCACCTTCCCATTCAACGATTGTTCCATCAGTCAAGGTGGCAGTTGCCATCTCAACTTTGATTTCTTCTTCGGAGAATCCCAACATCGTGCGGATTTCCTTGAGTGTTTCTTTTGCGTTCATTTTGATATAAATTAGATTTTGTTTTTACTTGTTGCAATTTTACTTTCCATTCCACCTTGAGAGAATCTCTTTCATCTGCTCAATCAGTTGTTCTTCTTTGTCTTCGGGGAAATCAAAAACACCTTCCACAGAGAATCCTTTGAACTCACCGGATTTCACTTTTGCCCACACCTCATCGTTGTCAATTAAGTACGAGACAAACCAACTTCCATCGGCAACCTCTTCAAATCCTTTCGGTGGCATCACACCTCTTTCACGATCTATGATGTATGATTCAAACAAGCTCACTCCATTCATTATGGGTGTCTTGTGATGTGCGTTCACGGAGTTGTACTGGTTTGACCTCGCCCACTTCTTCGCAATCTTGAAGATAGATTCCTTGTCAAATACCACATAGTATTCACCACGAATGTCATCTCTGCGATAGATGGGTAAATCGGCAATCATCGCAGCACCAGTAACGATTCTTTTCTCCTCATCTTGGATGGCAAATTTACTCGCTGACAATTTGCGTTCTGTCCAACGAAGCATCTCTTCACCACCCCACAACAAATACGAGATTGTCCCACAAGCGGTATCATCGTTTGGATTGTAGTACTCTTTTGCTCTTGATAGGTATGAATAAATCCGTTGAACGGTGTCATCGCTTATCGGTTCACCTTGTGCCAATTGCTGACCTCTCACCTTGCCCACTTGAGTTGCACACTGGTTGCCGTTCTCCTCGTTCAACCGGATACCTCTTTCGGCATTGGCTTTCGCACCTTCAGGATAATCCGTGTAACTTTCAAATTCACTGAATGCGAGAAAATCCTTTTGAATGGCTGCGTTTTCAACAAGAGAAACAAAGTCAATCCCTGTCTCCTCGTCAAATTCGTTGATGTCTAATTTGTAAACTGGAAGTTTCATCTTATTCAAATAGCATTATCTTACAACGGATACCCTTTTTGTGTTTCCAACCCTTGCTTGTGATCGGCTGATGTCACCTTCGGTCACAAATACTTTCTGCGGAAATCCCGCACCAGTTTCCGTAGGCAATGAAGATGATGTCAAATTAGGAGGATTGATTGCAATGGGTGACGCACTCACACCACCTTGACCGCTTCCACCGGAAAGGATTTGTTTTGCCTTTGCTACATTCGCCAAAATCCTTGCCACACCTTGAGCATAATATGCAGCGGTGAACAAAGGAGTTGCAGGTCCGAGAATACCAGCGACCTTCGCAGATGCTTGAGCAGATTCCGCATTTAAACCCGAAAACGCAATCGCACTATCAATGGCAATTTCAACCAATGCAATGCCCTTTTGAATGTTCTCTCGCTTCTTCTCTTCGTTGGTCAAGATGGTATTCAAAGAAGTCAAGCCATCAACGGTGCTTTTGGCAATTGATAATTTGGCATCTTTAATTTGATTAGCAGTTTTGATTTCAATATCTGCTCTTTCTTTTGCATATTTTTCTGTAGTTGCCGTGAGTTCTGCTTGTTGAGTTTCTTCAATTATTTTCCTTTGAGTTCCATATAAAGTCAAAATGTATTCACGACCACCTTCAATGTCTTTATATTTCTTCAACATCTCCTCTTTCTCTTTCTCCATTAATTCAAGTTTATCTCTTGTACCCCGTTCAATATTTACTTTTTCTTGGTCTTCTCTGGCTTCAAGATTTTGGATTGCATCTTCATTTTGCTTGATGTAGGTTGCTGTAATAATATCGGATTTGGCTTCATCCAATTGAACCAATCTATCATTTATCGCTTCGCTCTCTTTTACAAATTCTTTTGCTTTATCGGAGACAAATTTTTCCCTTTCCGCATCAATGACTTTCAAAGTATTGTTGTATTCACGATACAATCTTGCTTCTTCAATTAATTCTTCTTCGGTCAGTTTAACGCCTTGCTTTTTGCGTTCTTCAATCAATGCGATGTTGTTTCTTATCAGCTCTTTTCTCTGCTCAAAGATTTCCAACTCTTTCCCTCCAGCAATTTCCAACAACGCAATCTCTTGTTCAACTTCTTCATTGGAAAGTTCAATTGATTTCTTGAATGCTTTGTAGTTCCTTTCGGCTTGTGAAGTTACTCCGATGAAATCTGTAAAACTTTGAACTAAATTTCCAATGACTTCTCCAATGGTTTTCAATCCGGGAATTGCATTGGTCACCGCAGCACTCAACTTCTCAAAGTTGCCGACAACATACGCCAAAGAAATTGCCAACAACCCTATTCCACTCGCTGCAATCGCACCCCTCAAAGTTGTGAATGCAGTTACAACCTTACCTTTGATTGTACTTGCCAACGCTCCAAATTGTTGTTGAACCTTTCCAAGACCTTCAAGACCTTCAGCCAATGCCATTGCCCCCTGAAGTTTAATCATTGTCTTCTCAAGTTCTTCGGATTGCGTTCCAAACAACGCCACCGCACCTTGTGCTGCTTGAAATCCTCTTGCCAAACCTTGAACAACCGTGTTGATTTGTGCAAACTTATCGGGGTTCAATGCTGCAACACGATCATTGAAATCCTCCATTGTATCTCGTGCTTGTGCAAGTGCTTGTTCTGCTCTTCTTGCTTCAGGTGAGAATGCACCAAATTCCTTTACTGCTCTTTGAGCATCAAGTGTTAATTGTCTAATCTCTGCCTTCATTGAACTGAAGGAAGGTTTTTTGACCGTTAAGTCAATTGCTGCTGTTATTGCCATTATTTTTCTGCTATTATAAAGTAATCCACGCCATCCGTTTCAAAGATGTGTGATGCCCATTGATTGTTGATTGTATGTGTATCCCCTCCGTCAATCTTTGCAGTTCCAGTTGTGTCAACAGTTACCGTGTGTGATGAAGCAAGTTTTTTGATTGCAAATTGTTTCCCACTTAAAGCAGTTGGATCAGGTAAGGTAATGGTGATTGCACCCGTTGTTGTATCACACAAAAACAATCTATCATCTTTTGTTGCCGTTGTGTTTGCCGTTATTGTCTTAACTGAACCACCACTCAAGAATGATGGATACATCTCGTAATTGCCGACATACAATGTGTCCTTTTTAGTAACTGCAAAATCATTACATAATATCGCAGCACTCCCATCAGTTCCTGCTTGGAATGTCGTGTTTGTAGATACCACGCAAAATGAATCCTTCGCATTGTTGTTTTGAACCACACCATCTCCTTGAACCAATCCTCCACCACCTTGTGAAATACCAACAGTCACTCCTTTGATGCCCGGCTTGAATGGTCTGTTTCCACCCGGATAAGTATCACCATAGGTTTCCCCTTGCTGACCTTGTCCAGTTCCTGCACCAATGGTCTTTTGAACTATGGTTGCTGGTTGAATGAATTGAGCCAATAAGAACTCACACAAATACACACCATCTTCACTTGGATTGTAATCCTCAATTTTATTCAATCTCCAATACTGACCTTCAAAAAAGTAAGCATCAGCAAAAGACAAGTTCAACCAATCCTTTGGCGTAATTCTAAAGTATCCCCTAAACAACTTGGAATTGCTTCCAGTTATTTCCGACAAAAACCGATAATAGAAATTATTTACAAGGTTTGAATTTGTGTATTTGTAACCAGCACCGATTCCGATTTCTTTCGGCATTCCAAAGAGAATGTCAAAAGTTGGGTTGGTGATTGAATCGTAATGCAATGTCAATGGCAAGGAATAACGGTTTGCGTAATTTAAACCAACTCCAGCATATTGCGACCACAACCTCCAATTCACACCAGTAATTAACCCACTATAGTACAGAATCCTCAAATCACCATCCTGATTGTTTGGCATATACGACAAGACAAAATTCTTTTGCGAGTTGTACGACCTTACTTGAGTTGGAGAAAAGGCAATCTCAATCTTCTTCTCGTTCTTAATAAATTGGTTGTCTACCTTGTATGTTCGTGAACCGTAGTTTGATTGGTAGTTTTCTTGATAGGTGACATTCGCATCATCCTTACCTTCTTTGTATGTGAACACATATGGGTTTGCTTCAAGTTCGCCCATAGGCACAATTTCCACACTTTGTGAATAATCTAACTTTGCTGTCCAATCAATTTGACTGCCGTTGTAGAATTCATCACGAGGAACAATGCGTAGTTGCTTTGGATTGTCTCTGTTGGGTTCAATGTAAAGGTTGAACATCTTGATGAAAGACATCAGCAAATCACTTTGTTTGATCTCCGAATTCAAGAACACCCCAAAATCAACTGTTTCACCATAACCAAAGGTGTATGATGTTTGGTCATTCTCCATATAAGAGCCAATCCCCATATCAAGTTGGAATTGTGCATTGGTTAAATTGTAAGTATTGGCTTGATCCCATACTTGAGCCAAGCGGATGTCAACCACCTCACCTGATAGCAAGGTTATTGGTTGGAAATACAACGCCACATTGAACGCTGGAGAGCCAAAATCAACGGTTACAGTTGCAGTTGTCTTCAATACCCCATTGGCATACAAGCCAAATACAAGCCAAATGTCCTCTTGGAATGTCGGGGTATAGCCAGTTGAAGCGTAATTCAAAGACAAGTTTACATCAAAAACAAAGTTACCGCCTACAGGCAAGGTGTATTGTCCGGTTGTGTTGTTGTAATGACCTCCGTTATCATAGTTCCCACCGCTTGAATCGTTTTGAAACAACAAGATTGAGTTCAAATCAAGGGATTGGTTTGTTGTGATGCGAGAAGCTCTAAATCTTCTTGATTCCAATATAGATGCATCCGCAGTCAATGAGGATGGATTTGGGAGAATTAATCGCTTGAACTTTTCGTTGTTGAAGTACGAATCGTTTGTGTAGGTAAACCCTGAATTCGTGAATATCTTGTCAACAACCGTCTTTGCATAAAGGCAAGGTGTGAATTGATTTGTCTCCCAAATAGTGATGTTTGACGGATGACCTTTGTCAATCATTGCGTAGACATACCCATCACCATAGGCGAAGGCTTGTGGACTTCCGTTCTTGTATATTTGGGCATCCCAAGAATCAATGACATTCCCACTTGACAAGGTATGGTTGTATTCCGTGAAATCTAATTGATTCAGTTTAAGGTCTGCAATGTTGGTGAACAAATCCGCAGATTGTCCGTGACAAGTTACCTCATACACGATGTGAGT